CAACTGGCGCAGCAGCTCATGACCCACATTGAGCAAGGTGGTGCACCCCCCGCACCTGAAGAACTCAAGCACATCGCATCGTTGATGAAAGACGAGGCGATGCGCAAACTGCGAGAAGAAGCCAACGAGCGCGTTGATCGCATGTCGCTGAAGATGGAAGACCAGCTTGCAGAAGGCGGTTGGTACGAAGCGTTCAACGAGTTCTTGGATGACATTGTCACGTTCCCATACGCCGTACTTAAAGGGCCCATCAAGCGCAAGCGCAAAACTTTGACGTGGCAAAACGGTCGCCTTGTGCCAACTGAAGTTGTGCGCAACGAGTGGGAGCGTGTAGATCCGTTCAATCTGTACTGGGCTGCATGGTCGTGGACCTTAGGTGATGGCTTCATCATCGAGCGGCACCGACTCACTGCTGAGGATTTACAAGCGCTCATCGGTGTGCCAGGGTACAACGACGACGCCATTCGCACAGTGCTTAATGAGTTTGAAGGCACGGGGCTCAAGCAGTGGCTGTGGACTGACTCCTCGAAGGCTCAGGCCGAAGGCAAGTACGTTACGGAGTCTGTACTTAGCGGTGACTTGGTTGATGCACTGCAGTTGTGGGACTCTGTCAAAGGCAGTCTGTTGCTTGAGTGGGGTCTTACTTCCGCCGAGATTCCTGATCCGGCGATGACGTATCCTTGCGAGGTGTGGCTCATCGGCACTACGGTCATTCGTGCGGTACTCAACTACGACCCACTTGGCCGCAAGCCTTACTACCTCACAAGTTACGAAAACACTCCTGGAGCTGTTGACGGCAAGGGCGTGACTGACTTGTGCCGTGACTCGCAAGCCATGGTCAACGCCGCAGCACGGTCTTTGGCGAACAACATGGGCATCAGTTCTGGCCCGCAAGTTGGCGTTAACGTGTCGCGTCTGCCCCCAGGAGAGGACATCACAGATCTGCACCCATGGAAGATTTGGCAGTTCCAGAGCAGCGAGTTCAATGACGGCAGTCAGCCGTTGCAGTTTTTTAGTCCTCAGAGCAACGCAGCTGAACTCATGGCCGTGTTTGAGAAATTCTCAGCACGCGCCGACGAGGATACGATGTTGCCTCGCTACATGTCTGGTGAGAATACTCCAGGTGCAAGCCGCACGTCGTCGGGCTTGTCGATGCTCATCAGCAACGCGGGCAAGGGTATCAAGCAGGTTATCAGCAACATTGATCAAAATGTGATCGTGCCCGCCATCGAGCGCCTGTATCAGGACAACTTGCGCTACAGCAAGGACCCGGACTTGATTGGTGATGTCAACATCGTGGCCAAAGGCGCTGTGAGCCTTGTGATCAAAGAAGCTGAAGCCATACGTCGAAATGAGTTTTTGCAGCTTGTGCTCAACAGCCCCGTGGCCCAGCAGATCGTTGGCATGAATGGCGCGGCAGAGTTGTTGCGCGACCAAGCACGTAATCTCACAGGTAACGTCGATCGGATCGTGCCGGATCGCCAGCAAGTCAACACCATCGAGCAGCAACAAGCCATGATTGGGCAGTTGCAACAACAGCTCGCGATGATTGCAGGGGCTATGCAGCAGGGCGCGGCCCCCAGCCAGCAGCCTGAAATGCAATCCAAGAATATGCTCCCCGACGGCTCGCAAGTAGGCGGGCGCGAGAGTAATTTTGTATCACCACGACCCAACGGAGTCTGACATGAAGGGCATTAGCGCAACCCCTACCTTTGAAGGCTTCGTCGGCATGACGCAGCATGTGCTTACTAACGCACGCCAGCAACACTGGAAGACCAAGGTTGACGCGGTGCACCGCGCGCTCGGCGAGTTTTACGACGCGGCCTCTGATAGTCTTGACACGCTTGTGGAAGCGTACCAGGGTCGTGAAGGCATCATTGACGTGCCCGAGGTACCGTTCCATAAAGAGAGCGATCCGATCATGATGATCCGCACTCTGCGTCGCTACATCGACGAGAACCGTGATATGTTGTGTCACTACCGCGAGATCCAGAATCTGCTGGATGAGTTTCTTGCGAAGATCGACAAAACGCTGTATCGTTTAGAGAATTTGTCTTGACTGGTAAAAATACCAGTGGTATAAACCCAACGTGAAAATTTTTATAGGCCAAAAGCCAGATCGGCAGCAGATACAAGCGCTCATGCGCTGTAAGCTGCCTGAAAACGAGATGCTGCTGAAGCTCTTCGCGTTAGCGTTAGAAGAGACCAAATCAGCGCTGATACGTGCAGATGACCCTGTTCGTATTCATCGTTTACAAGGTCGCGCTGAAGCCTTATCAGATTTTCTCGAAGCGGTTGAGAAATCGCCCGAGATTCTGGAGCTGGTTAAATAACCAGTATTTTTTACCCGTAGCAAACCATTATGCGGACGGCATACCAGTGGAGCCAAAAGCAGAGTTGGAGCTTAAAGGAGAAACGAAGTGGCATTGCCCCGTCAAGTTGAAGCCCAGTTGAAGGAACTGGAAGCAATCGAGCAGCAGCTAGCGCAAGCGCAGAATCAACCAAAGGACAAACCGGCCGACGTGCCGGAAAACCCTGAGGAACCTGTACCGGCACCAGCAGAGCCTACCGAATCTAACCAGCCTGCACCTGATCCAAAACCTGAGGCAAAGCCTGAAAAACCAACTGAGCCGCAAGTTGCAGAAGAGACATGGCAGCAGAAGTACCGCACCCTTAAGGGGATGTACGACGCCGAAGTGCCTCGGTTGCATGCTCAGGTTAAGGAGCTGACAAGCCGCGTGGAGCAACTCCAGCGGTCTATGGAAGCCCCAAAACCTGCGCCCGCCGCCCCTGAGCCTGTTACGAAGTTGGTAACTGACGCCGACGTTGAAGCGTTTGGTTCGGACCTAATTGAGGTTCAACGCAAAGTAGCTCGCGAGGTGGCAGCAGAATTCCGCAAGGAACTTGATGATCTCAAGGGCGAGAACGCCAAACTGCGCGAGCAGTTGACGGATACTGGCACTAAGGTCAGCGAGGCATCCTTTGAGCAGCGCCTGCACCGTTTGGTGCCGGACTTCGATAAAGTTAACGCCGACCCCAAGTGGATCGAGTGGCTGAACGAAGTTGACCCACTGCTTAGAGGTCCAAGGAAGGCTGTTGCACAGCACGCGTTCAATACTGGCGATGCCGAAGGTGTTGCACACTACATTCAGTTGTTCAAGGAAACCCTTGCACCTGTGGAGCAACCGGTGGACCGTAGCGCAGAACTCGCTCGTCAGATTCAGCCTCCTCGCAGCGCCGCGAGTACTTCCCAGCCGTCCCCTAAAGGACGGACCTACACAACCGCAGACATCGACAAGATGTTCCGCCAAGTGGCAGATCTGGGAAACAAAGGGCGTTTAGAGGAAGCACGGAAACTTGAAGCTGAAATCGACGCTGCTTACACGGAAGGACGCGTTTCTGCGTAATTCTTGAGGCAGCCTAGACCCCAACCTGTTTTTATCATAGGAGGCCACCATGGCTGCTGTTTTTCCCGTTCAGTCCCCGTTTAATACGGCTACCTCGTACTCTGGCGCTTTTATTCCGACCCTGTGGTCGGGTAAGTTGCTGGCAAAGTTCTACCAAAACACCATCATGTCGGAAGTCTGCAACACCGACTACGAAGGTGAGTTGAAGAACCAGGGTGATACGATCCGTATCCGCTTGGCTCCTTCGATCAGCATCTCTGACTACACCGTTGGTCAGACGCTGAGCTATGAAGTGCCCACCCCTATCTTCCAGGACATGCAAGTCACCAAGGGTAAGTATTTCGGCGTGCAAGTCAGCGACGTGCTGGCTTACCAGTCGGACATCGCCCTGATGAACATGTTCACGGAAGATGCTGCCAAGCAACTGAAGATCGCCATCGAAAACGAGGTGTTTTTCAACAACATCGTGACCGAAGGCCCCGCCAACGCCAACAAGGGCGCTACTGCTGGTGCTATCTCCGCTGCCTACAACCTGGGCACGGATACGGCTCCCATCGATCAAGCCACCCCCGAGAACGTGTTGAAGGCCATCCTTCGCATGTCAACGGTCCTTGACGAGCAAAACGTGCCCGAAGACGGCCGTTGGTTGGTCATTTCCCCGTACGATCGCCATCTGTTGATGCAGTCTAGCTTGGCTCAGGCCTACTTCACGGGCGACCAGTCCAGCACCATCCGTACCGGCAAGATCGGCATGTTGGACCGTTTTACGGTCTATGTGTCGAACCTGCTGCCAAAGGGTGAGGCTGGTAAAGCCCTGGTCGCCGGTCTGTCGGCCACGTCTAGCGGCGGTGCTGTGACCAACGCTAAGGCTCGCCGTGCAATGGTTGCCGGCACCAAGGCGGCTATGTCGTTTGCCATGACGGTGAACAAGACTGAGCCCCTGCGTAACCAGACTGACTTCGGCGACATCGTCCGTGGTCTGGCTGTGTACGGCCGCAAGGTTGTTAAGCCCGAAGCTCTGGTGCTTGCCCAAGTTGGCTCGGCTACCTGATAATCGGTACTCCCAAGGGGCCCTTCGGGGCCCCTTTTTCATAGGAGCAAAAGATGGACGTACTTGAGCTTTTGGAGCG